AGTTAGAAACGCACGTCGCATTAGCATCTCAGAGCTGAGTGATAGCGAGAAAAGCGAAGCTTTTCAAGAGCTGTTCCAACTGTTAGAAAAGAGACTCGACGAGTCAACGCGCTCACTTAACGCTGAGGCAGCATATGCAAGTCGCTGTCAGCACTGGAGCCAGCGTGATATAGCTGTGTTGAAGCCTGTTGACAACTGTCGTAACCCGTGGCTCAACTTCAAACGTGAGTTTGTTTTAGCTTTACGCTCGAAGAGTGTCTGCCGTGATGTAGGAGTTGCTTTAGCCTGGTTCTATCAACACCCGCACCGCGATGATTGGGTCGCCGCTTAGGTTTACGCAACGCGTGTGCCTTCAATCTGCGACCGTAGGGAGCAAGCCGATGCAGTTAGTTGACGCTAAAAGTATTGTATGGAAAATACTTCAAGGTATGCCTATAGAAGTGTTTGATGACGACTCTGGAGAGATCTGGGAAAATGATACTTGGGAACTTGTGCGATCTCGCACTGAAGGAGACTTTGAAGGCTCCCGAGTCATAGGCTCGGCTAATCTAGTTACTGCACTCAATATGCTACATCAAAAATTAGTTATTCAACAAACTTCTCTTGATCAGTATACAGATACTAGTAAAGAGAGCATGTCTTTATTTAATGAAGTTATGTCTGATCTTCAAAAACGTAAAATGATCCGTAAACGTCCAGAAAAGGTTAGAGAGACCTTTAGAATAGTTTAATGATAAATCTCGTGTATGATCATGCTTGGAAAACCAATGTCTGGTTTCCTCAATCAACCGGCTATTTTGATAACGATATTCATAATTGTTTAGATTATGGCCGTCAAATACCTTGGATGTTTCAAATATTTATCGATGATCTTAATATTATTTCTCCTCACGAGATAGATAAAGTAGACTCTTTTATATATCCTGTTTTAATGCAAGAGCCTTACGTTCAAATAAGATCTTTAATTGCTAATCATCATGACGACTTTGGTTTCTGGTCTCTTATAGATCCACGAGTCACTGAATCATTACGTGCGGGTAAAGGTAGAATAGTTATTGATGCTACTATGGAGCCTGTTAACTCTTATGATTTTACTCAATTAGTAGAAGCATTAAAAGACTGTACTCAGTTCCCAAATGATAAAATACATATCAACATCAGTGATCAAAGATTTGCAGATAATATAAATTTTCATTGTCATCCAAGTTTCTTAGAAATTCATTTTTGTGCTAGACACTTGTATGATGTTCATGATACTTTTGTTCTTAGAGACGAAGAAAAAAATAAATCTTATAGATTTAAACCTCCAATGGATTATGAACATCCTGATCATCCTGACGTCAAAGGCCTCATTGACGGTTATGATTCAAAAAGATATCTACTTCTTAATAAAAGAACAGATAAGCATCTTGGAGCCGTATTTATAACTTATTTATTAGATCGCTATGATTTACTTAAACATGGTTTAGTCAGTTTAGATTATCAAGGTGATACTATTCCAGAACTATATGACCAGTTGAAACTTACAAGTAACGATACTAATTTTTCTGAAGTTAGAGTAGACGCTTTAAAAACTGCAAAAAATCATACAACTGACAATTTTATTACCATTTCAAAAGCACATGAGACTACTCGATTTAATTTAGTTGTTGAGGCTTATTTTTCAAATAATGTAATAGACTGGCCTCTTATCACAGAAAAAATCTGGAGAAATATAGCATCAGAAAAAATATTTGTCGTTGTTGGACAAAAAGATACTTTAAAGTGGTTTCATCAACTTGGTTACAAATCTTTTCACCCATTAATCGATGAGGCTTATGATAACGTTACTAGTGACTTTGAAAGAATTATGAGAGCATTTGCTGAGTGTGTAAAATTAATCAAAATGTCAGATGAAGAATTTACCTTACTTGAAGAGAAATGTATTCCTACTTTTGAGCACAATCAAAGTAATTTTGAAGTTCGACTTAAAAAATTGAGACAATTTATTGATGATTAAGTATGATAAAAGTAAATTTTTCAATATAACTCAATACCCTGATTATAACCTTAATTATTGGGGAGTTACTAAGTGTGGTTGTACTGCTGTAAAAGCGGCTCTGATAAAACAGAAGATACATGATGAATCTTCTACTGATTATTATTACGTTCATCACCATATAAATTTAACCTATATAACTCCAGAGTATGCTGAGACGAATGGATTACATAATTTCGCTGTTATAAGACACCCTTACCTTAGAATATTAGCATTATATAAACACTTTGCATTACGAGATACTGAACGTTGTTTAGAGCTAGACTCAACAATAAACTTAGCAAGAGTTCATAACCTAACTTATTTTATTGAACATCTTCTCAAAGATCGAAATTTAGAAGAGTGTAACCACCATTTCCAACCCATTTATCGCTTCTTATGTGATCAAAATTTTAATATAATACCTAAACTAATATATGACTTTGACGCAACTCTTCACAGCCTAACGCATTTTCTCAGTGTTCACGGATGTACTCTTGAACGAGCAAACGTATCTAATATTTCTGTTGAGCTAAATCGAAATCAGAAAAAACTAATAGAAGAACACTATTGGAGTGACTTTAACCTTTTTAACTATGAGGAATAAAATGGAACCAGCACTAAAACAAGAAGTAAGAAAAGAAATTTCACGTATTGTAGACTTGATGATTCAAGCAGAATCAATCCGAGAATCTATTGCAGAACTAAAAAAGGATATTAAAACTGAGTATGGCTTACCTGTCGCTACTATTACTAAGGTAGCAACTATTGTTCGCAAAAATTCTCTTGAAGAAGAAGAGGAAAAATGGGATGAAATTAAAGAGTGGGTAGATGCCTGTTCATAAGCATTTTTGCTAATTTAAAATGACTAGACGCCCCTGCATGTGATCCGTCAGGGGCTAAGTCTTTATGTTTCTCTAAATCAAGATGAAATTCTACATAATCGTCTGTTAATTCCTTCAAATATGGATGTAAATGAGGAAAACAACAGTGATGAATTACAGGTATATTAGCCCTTTGGCACAAAAGAATTTGTTTTGATACGGCACCGCTCCATAGTCTTCGAACTAATGCTTCATCTGAAAAATATAACATTCCTGCAGCGTGCCAAGCTGCCTTGTGTTTTTGATCATCGCTCCTTCGGTTTGCTAGTATTTGTTCTGAAAATATCCAATTTCTATAGTATTTTTCATTTTGTAATACATGGTTGGCGATAAGAAATCCTTGATTGATATTATTTCTGTAATCCCAAATCTCCCAACGATACTCACTCGTATGACCTATAAGTATTAAATCAGGTTTTAACTTGACAGCCTGCTCAATTTGTGATGTAATAAGATATTCAGACGCTCCACTTTGAGATAAGTTTTTAATACTTGCTTTGAGCCTCTTAGCGACTAGATAAGGATAAGCTTCAGTTCGTAAACTTAAGCCCTCTCCTTGAGTAAAACTATCTCCACAGGATACTATTAGCATGAGTAGCGAAATTTTTGTAGTAGGTAATTCATGGTCTATTCCTAGTGACGAAGCCCCTTATCCCGCGTTTGATATTTTAGGACTAAAAAATAGGTGGGAAAAAGCTGGTGTAACCTTAGATGCACAAGCAGAATACATTATAAATAACCAACTTGTCAATAAATATCGTGTAATTTGGCTTATTGGACATCATCATAGAGCAGATCCTAGAGGAACAGGAGATTATTTATTACCCTATAAGTGGGGCGAAGGAGATGTGTGGGGTAAACTAGTTCAAGATCTTTGGTTCAAAAAAATTACTCGTATGCCTTGGTATTGGCGAACTAATGCTTTGTTTATAAAAGCAGTGCTAGGAGACGCCACTCCAGATAACTTATTACTTATTCCTATTTATAGGCCTAATGTTATTGATAACGACATGATTTCCCAAAATCCTTGTATTTGGAGACACTACTTAAGAGACTACGTTAAAGAATACCCAGATGGTAGGGGTCATATGAATCAACTTGGGCATAATAACTTTTGTGACGAGTTAGCCTTGGAGGTATACGAAAGATGGAAGATTTCATTGCAGGTAAGTGGAGAGATGCAGTCGAAATTGGGTTTAACGAGAAAATCGCTAAGAGCGCAAGCAGAATTGTAGAATATTGTGATAAAAACTTTTATAACTACGGTCATCAATGGAGATGTGATGTAGCAGGAAAAGTAGCTATTCTTCTAAAGCCTGGTGAGGGGTACGAGTGGCATTTTGATAATCTAGATTACACAAATAGTAAATTAAGTACCTCTCGACCGCAAAGATACTGGACACATATAATCTACTTAACAGAAGGTAAACCTTTTGAAATAGGTACTTGGAATCCTGAAAAATCTAGAGTACTTCAAACAGATTTTTCTGCTCCAGAGCCGGAAGAAATTATAGCAAGAATATACCCTAAACCTGGTAAATCGTTATATTTTCCTTGTTTCATGGTACATAGAATTCAACCCATAGTAGATAATTATAGATGGGCTTTTGTTGATTTCATAAATCAACCAAATTTTATGAGTAAATCTAAAAAAGATTTAACTTCAATTTTTAATAGGTATTTTGATGAACATACTAGGAGTCAGCTGCTATCACCACGATAGCGCTGCAGCATTTATAAAAGATACTTCAATAGTTGGTGCTTCTCATGA